GTAGCCGTATCATTAAATCCGTTAAGCATAACATAACGAGCATATCAATAATAAGCCATTATTTTATAAATTCCCTCGAATGGCCTTAATTTACCTCCACAATCAGTATAATTTCCACCGTTTAACAGTGCTTTTTTCTCTGCATAATTAGCGGGTGGTGTCGGTTTCGGTTCTGGCAAAGCATCATAAGCAATAATTTCAGCGTTTATCTGCTCAATTTCCACCCAAAAATCACAAAACAATTCAGCCAAATCAAAGTTTGATGCTTCATTTTCTGCAACGCATAGTTTTGACAAGTCGCAATGCTTTGCGAGTATTCCAATGCAATTATATTGAAGGGGTAATAAGTTCATTTTCTACGTTTATATCGATTATTGGAATAATTTTACACGGAAATCCTAAATAGGTTAGTGCATCTTCAATTTCTTTACGCTCGTCTTGCGTCTGCTCTGTATAGAACTTCTTCATTTCGATGTAAGTTTCTGATTGAGTACCAAAAATTGAAGTGTCAGATTTTACAAGTTGAGAAGGAATGTTATTTGCCGCAGCGTAAATGTTATCTCGAATAGTAATCTTAGTTTCTGTAAACTTTTTTTCATCTATTTGAGCAGGCAATTGACCGAATTTGAAAACTTTGTCAATATCATCTGTAGAAGCAACGTGATATGTAAAAATACCACCTACTTTTTCAGATCCTAACCATTCTTTTAAATCTTTTTCTAATCCTTCAATATCTTCTTCATCCAGCCCCGAGCTTACAACATAAGTCTTTCCTAAAAAACCCGTACGCACCTCGCGATTAATATACATTGAAATTCTACACTCAGAATCTAAATCATTGTAAACGGCGTCAAAAGGAGATAGAGCATATTTAAATTCAGGTGTCATATTTAGATAATGAACTTGACCACGATAGTAAGGCAACATATCAGAAAGTGTTGTTTCTTCTGTAATTACTCCGTCATTTTCTATAAAGTCATTTTGTATTTGTTGCAAAACTACTTCTTCATTATCTGAATACGGATAATACCAAGTTGCATCTGTTTCTTTTTTAAACCATCCTCTTTCTTCGCAATAGTCTTTAAACCAAAACTTAGAAACATAATCGTTGTCATCTTCTTTACCTTTTCGTGTTTTAGTATATTCTAAAACGTCTAAAGTTTTTTTCAATTGCAAATTATCATCTGTGTATCTTCCAATATGAAAATAAACTCCGTTTTGTCTCGAAATATCAGAAGCGGAAATTTTAGTTATTTTTGATAAAGAATAATTCTTTTCAGGATTAACAATGTAATCTTCTTCAACTCCTTTTCCTGAAATATATTTGGCAAAAACTTTAGAAGCATTCTTTCCAGAAGGACTGTTTAAAATCGCTAATTCAATCTCATTAGGATAAAGATTGTTTTCTCCATTGTAATAAATAGATTCATCCTTATTCTCGTTTACTTTTATAATACGTGAATAAAGCTCGACAAACTTAGCTCGCCACTTTCCGACAAAACTTCTTTTGTTGTTATCCATTTTTTGGAGTGCGTTTTTTTCTTCGTTTAATTTCTTTTGTTTCTACAACTTCTAGTTTTAATAGAGAGTCTCCGTCAATTTCTTTTGGTGCTTTTTTTGATACTTCAACAGGGAAATTAAACATTTTTACACGTTCTTTATTTTCTTCTTCAGTACCCGAAACAATAAATTCTTTAATAAATTCATCGGTTAAAATGTTATCGTATTGACGGTATGTTCTACCATCTTTTTTATACGTCAATATTTTACCTTGTATTTTTTTAATTGAAATTGTATTCATGATTTTACCTTTTTGTAAAGTTACTTTTTTTTCTCCTTTTATTGAGTATAAAGATACTAATTTTTGCCAATCCGTACCAAATGAACATCCGGCACAATTCGGCACTCTTCCAAAAGCAGTTTTAAAAAAATCTAGGTATAAAGACATAAGGTTAGAATCTCTTCTAACCTTAGCTTTATCTAATAATATAAATTCATTAATTGTCATAACTAAACACTTGGTGCTCCATTATCGAAATTAGCGTCAAAATCTGCATTTTCAGATCCTGGAGGTGTTGATTGATAAACCAAAGGTACATAATTCTCAGGTGCAATGTCTAAAGAAGATAAAACAATTGCAGTACCTCCACCGCCTTCTTGAACGTCATATGTAAAATCTCCTGTAGTTAAACCGTTTTCGAATCCGTAAACCTCAACAGTACCGTCAGTAAATTGATAAACAACAACGTATTTACCTTTGCTCAATGAATCCAAAATACATTTAGCTTCTTCTGTAGAACCTACAATTAAAAGCTGTGCATTATGTTTGTATTGTGTAAAGCCTAAATCAGATAATGTTTTGTCAAAATATCCTTTATAAGAACTTCCGCTTTCTGGTCCTGTAAATCTAAATCCTGTTTTACCATCTTTCAAAGCAAACTGAACGTTATATAAACAATCAGGATCTTCCGCTGTTGGAACGCTTAAAACAACTGATTCAGGATCAATATCTGCTTTATTAATTACAACCGCTTGTTGGTAAAATCTACGGGCAGGAGCAACACAAGATGCATCCTGACCGTTTTTTAATGTACCGCATATACTTGCTACTGCCATTTTATTTGTTTTTTAAGATTAAACACTTGGCGAAGCTGTTTCAGCACCAATGTAAACATATTGATTTGTAACTAATGCAGCACCTACATTTGCACCACCTTTGATGTAAATTTGGTCATCATCTTTTGAATACCAAATATCGAAAGCAGGCAATTGATCTAATTCAGTTGTACCGATTAAGATGTTTGTATCGCTTGTTAAGATTGCTCTGTAAGGATTACCCAATGTAAAAGCATTAATAACACCGTCAAATTCTCTGTGAACGTGTACAGTAATTCCGAATATTTTCAACATTCCGTCAACTGAGTAAGTTCTTTGAGCGGTTAATCCGTCAGCAGAATAACATTCGCAATTGATTCCTGTTCTATCTCCGATTGAGTTTAACCAAGAAACCAAAACCGCTGCCATTGCTTGTGTCATTTCAAAACGAGCTGTTGCAGGATTCCACCAAGGTTGTAAAGATGCGTATTCGTAAGCTTCAGTTAAGTAAGCGTACAAAGCAGGACCAGTCAATCCAGTTCCGGCAACGTTCTCAGCAACTTCAATTTTGTAGCCGTCCATTGCTTCAGCTTGTGTAAAAATACCGTCAGCCCCTTCAAGATAATCATTTGCACTTGCAGAATCAGCAAACCAAACTCTTCTCCATATTGCCGCTTGCAGGTTTTTTTGAAACAAATCAATGATGTATTGAATTAATGCAGAATTTAAATCAGCATCCCCAAATACTCTTTTGTATTGATTCCAAAACAATAAGAAGTTGTCGTCAAATGAATTGATACAAATTGGAATTTTACAAGCGATCATTGCAGTTTCCCATTTTTTAGTTGAGAATCCTAAATCTAAATCGCATGCAGGAATAATACAGTTGCTAGAATCCTTTACAGGAAACGCAGCGTAATTTGGCGCATTATTCAAGATAGGAATTAAAGATCCGTTACGGACTCCTGTTACAATTTGATGACCTTCAGCAATATCGCCAACCTCAAAAGAGCTTGTGTAAATTGCGTTTGAGATATTTACTTTATCAGCAGTTACAAGGTCATCAACCAATGCTAAAACCGCTGTGTTAAAATTTGTTGTAATTGCCATTTCTTATTTTTTTATTACGTTTTTATTTAAATTTGCAACTGCTTTAGATGCTTCTGTAGCAACTGGTGCAGGAACTGCTGGTGCAGGATTAGCTTTGTTAGTTGTCGGAGCAGGTTTTGAACTTGCTTTGTATCCTGCAATCAAAGCGATGTTAGCTTTGTTTTGAGTGTCTAATTCAACCGCTTTGTTTGATACTGCTTCTAATTGTTCAGTAAGCAATGCAATAGTTGCGTTTGCTTCTGCCAATGCTTCTGCGTTTGTATCGGTAATATCTTCTGATTGAATTTCTGTAAGCTCTCCTGCAATGAATACATAAGTTTCTCCACTTGGCATAATGAAACTGCCGTCAGCGTCCATTCCATCATAATACGCTTTATCGCCTACAGCAATAACAGCATCATCTTCTAATTCGTAAAAGTCCAATTCTTTACCGTCAGCAGTAGTCACCACCTTGTTTGAGAATTGACCTAAAAACTTAGCTACTTTATTGTATAGCGTTTGCGTTTTTTTATTCATGTTATTATTATTTGTGTTAATACTAAATCTTTTTAATGCTACTGGTACAAATACGTTTTCAATATTTGTTGCAAACCTCATTTCTTTTGCTAAATCTGTATCGATATAAGTTTCATTAGCCATTAATTCCAATGCTTCATCAACTGTTAAATCTGTATGATTTGCATAATGTGTTGCTATCCTTAATTCAAGTCCTTTTATAATTATCATTTGCTCTTCATTAGGTTCGTCTCCATTAGCAAAACTAACTCCGTGAACAAACGGCTGTAATCCTGAACTTAATTCTCTAACATCTCCAGCTAAAAATATAATTGTTGCTATTGATTTTAATCTACCTTCAGCAAAAGTGTGAACGGTTGCGTTATTATCTTTTGCGTATCTGCGTAATTCATAATAAAAAGCAAATCCCTCTTCTACATCCCCGCCGTCACAATTAATGCGAACTTTAATGTCTTGCCCTTTTGCTTCTAATAACTGAGATTGTAAATCAGATAAGTCAACTTCGTTCGCTACTTTGTTGCTTATGTGTGAAATATCCCCGTATATTTTAATTTCGTGCATTGAATTTTAAATTTTGTATAAAATTAAAGTATAACATTGCTTACTATTCGAAAAAACATTGTCAAAATATTTGGTCAATTGAAAATGATTTGTACATTTGTTAATGTAAACTTTCATAGTAGGTTGTTTATAGATTTTGGGGAATCAATGTGTATGAAGTTATACACCGCAATTAATAACACTAAAGCACCTTTAAACGGGTGCTTTTTTAATTTATATATTATGGAGAAGATATTTTTAGGCTTTTGCTTTGTTTCGTTTATTGTATATGTAGTATTGGTTTATTACTTTTTGTATCAATGCTTAAAAAATATTAAAATTAAATAATTATGAAAAAACTATTTACAATATTCAAAGCATGGTCAACAATATATTGGTCAATCTATTTTGTAAATGCATTTTACAAATGGGATTTTTACAACCCGTTTTGGTGGGTGTTTGAATTACCAAATAACCAAGACATAAGGCAAAATGTATTAATGATTGCGTTTTTTACTTGTTCTT